TAGCTGCGACTGGTTCAGCCAGTTATTAAAATTACTTTGATTTTGGTAAGCGCTGGCACCAGTGTTCAAAGCATTAGCAATAGTGTTTGCCTGACCTAACTGGCCTGCTGCTGCTGCCTGACCGCCTTGGATGATCGCGTTACCTGCATTCGTACCATACGCACCAGCGGCAGAACCCTGGTTACTTGCAGCAGATTGACCAATCGCTTGAAGATTACCAAGAGGCTGAAGCTGATTGGTTCGGTTTGTTTGGTAACGATTGAACGCGTTCTGATACTCTTGCGAACCCATTTCCTGGCCGTACTGCGTGGCCGCTTTCAAAGCGCCTCCAGAGATTAAGCCACCACGAGCAGCGGCCTGCCTATCCAGGCCTTTTAAGCCCTCAGATAATCGGAAAGCGTATCCCGGATCTTGCTGGAAGTCTTGCAGCCCAAAGTCTCGAGAATATTTTCCAAATCCTGCAGCTCCTGTATTTCCCCCTAGCCCAAGTAACTCCATTAGCCTATTCTGTCCTGCAATGCCTGCTGTATGGAATGGCTCTTGTAGTGCTACCTGCTTGTCGAACATTTCCTTCTGCAGGGCGGCAGAACGATCAGATGCAGCTGCACCTGTGTCTGCTGCATTTTGTGCAGCATTTCCTCCAATAAGGCCACCAATAACAGGGGCTGCAACGGCGCCTACTAACGCAGCAGCTCCAGCGGATAATCCAAATGCCATATTAAGCCTCCAAGTTTTCTACTGCGTATTGTGCAGCCAACTGTAAATTATCTGGGCATCCTAGCAGCTCAGACGCCTTTGACTCTGTCAATAATTCAACTAGCTTATCTGTATCAGTCTCGTTTGTGGGGAAGAAGTTAGTCCATACTGAATCTTCAAGGGCTAATGCTGCGTTTTTTTGTCCTGGCTTAACCGTCAAAGTACATGGGGCTGCAATTTCAGTAGTCCCGTGCTCTGTTACCAACTGAAGCCGTCCTGTAGACAAGACTGCAAGATTTTCTGTCTTGTGTATAGCCCCTGTCAAAACTGTACCTTTGGGAATCGTGATCTCTCGGGCGTACATCCCTGGAGCAAAATAATGCTTAATAGGGCAGTCAATCTGAGGAACGCGCTGCAAAGTGAGCTCTAGGCGTTCTACTTTTTGCCGCATGTCCATCATGATACCTCGCGCCCGGAGGCCCGAATATTGATTGCCGTTGCAGTCCCAGCAATTGTACTAATAAATCCGCCTGGAGCTAAAACTTGTCCGACCAATTCAGGGAAGGTATAGGTTTCACTTGGTTGTAATGTCTTAGCTTTGGTAATCAAGTTTTGATTACCTGCAGTACTCGCACCAGTGACCAAGTTCACTGAAATTGTGGCCGCAACCGCGCTGTAATTCGTAGCTGTGAATTTATCAATGATCGCAGACACTCCAGTAGCTGTATACTGCGTGGTCTGCAAAGATTCCGCAACCTTTGCGGCAATCAGGGGCTTAACTGTAACTGTCATAATTTACTCCTCATGCTATGGCTGTAACAAGTCCGTTCAATACCGTAATTGAAGCGACAGGTGCTACTGTACCGGAAAATCCTGAAGTCGGGGCAGACCCTGCAGAAGTCGCATACCCCACAGACAAGCTAGCCGCAGTGCCTGTGATATTAGTACCAACTAAAACAGAAGGTGTACCAAGATTTGGGGCGCTGAGTGTGGGCGCGGAGTCAAACACTAATTTTCCGGTGCCTGTCGCTCCAGTAGCTGTTACGCCCTCTAACTTTGGATGCCCTGCAATCTCTGTCCCGGTCATCATGATCTTCAGTGCTTTAATACCCCCTACATATAGATCAACTGTATTTGCGGCAGATTCAATTAAGTAGGTATCCCCCGCTTCTGTTACATTATCTAAGTAGAATTTTTTGCCTGTGGCGATAGCAATATTACCAGTACTACCAACGCGAAGACGCTCTACACCATCTGTCGTAATTGTGATTTTATTCGCAGCGGGAAAGTAGACGCCTGTATCCTCATCGCCTTCAGTTGTGATGCTCGGGGCAGTCGCAGACCCAGCTTTCACAATCAATTTATCCAGCTTTGTCCGATCGTCATTCAGGATGGGCGGCAATAGATTAAGGTCTTCAATCTGTTTATGCACCTCAGTTAAATACGCAGACTGCTGAATATTGATACTCTCAAGAATTTCAATTTGCTTTTGTAATTCTGCAATTTGGGCCTGCGAATTTTCGGCGGATGGACCAATCAAGATGTCCCGTATAGTCATGTCGCTTTGCCCACCGCCCGTTAGCGTGAACAAATTCAGTAAAAACCTGTACCATTCATGAGATACAAGTCCAGTACGTGCATCCACAAACGGCACACGAGGAGCCGGAATGTTGGTAATGTTGGTAGTATTCTGTGTAACCATTATGCACTCGTCGGAGAAGCAACTAATTCCGCGCCCATCAGGGCAATTTTCACGGGGTCAGTGCCGGACACTTCGTATATACGATCCCGAAGCTTGACAGTCATACCAAGTCTGCGCCAAATAGTGCGGAACCCATATTCGCCGATCTTACCCATCTGCTTCCAGTATTCATTACTCCAAGTATGGCCACCATCATCTGACCAACGAAGCATGACCTCAGGATCAGAACCTTGACCAGAGCTCAAACCAACTCCAGCCTCAGCGTCTAATTGTAAGCTATGCTGGGCGGACCGTTTTAGGTTATTCTTACCAGTAGGCAGAGCCCGCCAAGAACGCAGCCACTTTTGGGTGCTCCCATCGTCAGCGTAGACATCTAAGTCAAACGCATAGATATTGCCGTTCTCAAAATCGCCAACAAGCGAGGTATTTGCAAAATTGCAGTGGCAGTTAGAACGGTGGCGGGTGAAGGCACCAGCATGAAATCCAGCACGTTCGTGCCAAACACCAGTAGATACATCGTAGACCCAAGTGGTGTTTGCACTTGGGAAAATCAGCACGTAGAAAGCGTGGCCTTCTTGTTGGTAGGTGTAGGCTAGGGCATCTGAAATGTCGGCATAGCCCTGAATAGCAAACTCCACAGCATGGGTGGAAATGCGTTGACCACTATACCCCTGATTACGGTAGACAATGCCAAAGCCACGCGAGTCAGCACCCAACCAAAATAAGCCATTATCTAACTTAGCAATAGAGTATGGTGCCGCGCAGCCAACCTCGCTAAAAGCCCCCTGAATGCGAGTGAAGGGGAAACTGGGCAGCGCTGCGTCATACCAGACTTCAATGGTATCAGCACCAAATACCCAAAGTTCACGGTGGTCCACAGCAATAGCAACTACGCCATCCGGAGAACCTTCAGCGCTCGCAAAGTCTAGTGGGTCAACTGCAGTTCCATCAAGCAGGCTCGTAACCCAAAGTCGCTGGCTGTCGGGTTCATTGAAAACAAAGTAGCCATCAAGGTACTGGACAGTCACGGCACCCGGAAAGTCGGGGTCAGCAATCTGGCTGAAGACATTGGTAGTTTCATTGTAGATGTAGCTTGGGCCATTGGCGGCAATGAACAGCTGAGTTCCATTGTCCGCGATTGACACTGGGCCAGTGCCTAGAATATCCCCAAGCTTTACTGGCGTGCCTCCAAGAGACGTGACCTTGAACATCTCAGTTCCAGAGACTACATAAAAGTCTGGTCCGTTTGTCCTATGCGACCACATACCACGAATAGGGCCAGTGCCAACAGATTGGACGTACCGCAAGCCTGGGGCGCGATTAAGAAACCCAGCTTCTTTGCCCCCCTCTGGGACTGCTTCCGGAAAGAGGTTTACGCAGCGGTTATCCGCGGCATTGACGCTTCGAGCAACGTAGCTACTTCCAAGAAAAGGAGTCTTCATTAGTAATTACCAGCATAAACGTTAAAGCGCTGGCGCGTAGCCACAATGGCGTAGGGGAGCGACATAACGTCATTAGGGGAATTAACTCGTTTTATATTACGCTTGCTACTCATAGCAATACGCTTGACTTGCGGTGCGGGTTCAACACCAAATTCAGCAGCAACCTCACAAGCTAGATTATATTTAAACGCCCGGAGGTACCCCGGAGGGAACGCAAGCTCAGTAGCAAGTGTGGCAGGCTGCGACAATTCCTGCACTGAAACAAAGTGCCAATCTAGCGCCCGGGTAGGCTTTGGATAAATGGTCATGGAAATATCTGGATTTTCCATGTTGACCCACATTACTTGCGGATAAGTACTGGTCACGGTCTTTACGGCAATGCCATTATACTGCTGCTGATTTATGATCTTGATACCAAAAGATACACCAGTAGCAGGGTCCACAAAATACGTGGAGTCATCTACCTGTACAGGGCGATTCCCAACAAAGTCGCCTGTTGGGCCTAGCGTCCGGGTGATCTGGTTGGAAGGCCATGTAAACACTTGATCTTGGGTGGTGTAGACTGCCAGCCGTTCAACACTCCATGAATCGAGCATTTGATTCAAAGCAGAGAGTGCATCATTTGCAGTGTCTGCAGAAGGAGCTTCGCCTTCAGCCAACATGCCTATTAGACGCAATGCCCCTGTGATTTGATCCAAGGCTGTAGTGGCCATACTTATTCCTTGATAAAACTGTGTACGCAGATGGGGTCAAGACTTGCTGGACCCCATGAACTTACCTAGTCAGCTTAGCCCCAGAGACGGCAAGCCAGTTCAGGACGGATAACGCCGTAACCGTACAGCACATCAATACGACAAGGCATACGGTCGTTATTGATGTCATACTGGCGAACAATCCGCAAAGAAATACCGTTGTGAGTCTGACGTGAAGCCATATCCACACCACGCGGAAGCAGCAAGTCAGCGGTAGCAAACGTGATCGCATCTTGGTGGTACACCAGATTTTGTGGATTTTGCACGGATGCCGAACCTAGCATGGTGACCGCAGCAGCAGCTTGCGGGAATGCATTCACGGTAGCAAGCGCATGTGTGGCGGTATAAATTGCTGGGCTGATCTTCAGGGTACCGGTAGTCGTGGCTGTCAAGTCTTCTGTGACAACAAATTGCTGTAGGCTACCTGTAGACTCCCGTGTCTGGGGGTTCACAGCATAGACATTGGCAATAGTAAACACGTCACCAGCTTTCCAGGTTTTAGCAGTGCCTGTAAAGCTGATGGGAAGCGTTGCCTGACCTTCCGTACTAAGTGTACCTGTAGACGTGATCGTAGTACCCCATGCCCCGTTTGTATGAACTTTGATCGATTGAGACATGTTAATCTCCTCGTAGCCCAAAACACCGGTGCCCATCATGCCGTTCTTGAATTGTCGGCTAATAGTATCTGTCGGGTTGAAGAACCCTTTCATGCCTTCAACCAGCCCAGCGTTCGCCGCAGGATTCACTGTAGCATAGCGCGGCGTCATACCAGCAGCAGCCTCATTGAGTTTTTGCTGAGCTTGCAGCAAAACCAGAGACGTAGCCGGAGCTGTCCCAGGTGTACCAACAGACTGGTAGATGCCCTTGTAAGCATTCGCCACGTCAGCGTCGATGGAAGCTGCCAGCTGGCTAATGCGCGGTTTCAATACACGGTCAGCAAAGTCATCCAGTTGCATGGTCAACTCAGCAGAGGTGAAGTTCACGCCAACGTGCTTTTGACTGGAGACAGTCAGGGTGGTATACTGCTCATTAGTGTCTTGTGTCACCAATGCGGCACCATCGGTCACCAAAGCG